AATATCTTAATAGAGATTTTGCATCACTCCGTCAATCTCTTATTGAATTTACGAAAACATACTATGCTGATACGTTTAACGATTTTAATGAAGCATCGCCTGGTATGATGTTTTTGGAACAAGCTGCATTTGTTGGTGATGTTCTTTCTTATTATACAGATGCTCAATTAAAAGAATCATTTATTAATTTAGCTGGAAACTATAAAAACGTTTTAACTCAAGCACAAAATTTAGGATACAAACCAAAATTATCAAAGCCAGCAACAACAACTTTATCAGTTTATCAAACCGTTCCAAGTACAGGAAGTGGTATTAATAATAAACCTGATTATACTTATGCGTTGAAGATTAAACAGGGTATGCAAGTAAAATCTACTCTAAATACTAATTTGATTTTTACAACTACCGATGATGTAGATTTTAATGATGCAACTGATAGAGAGGTTAGTGTATTTCAAACAGATGGTGTTAAGCCACTATTATATCTTATAACAAAAAAAGTAAAAGCAATAAGCGCAGAATCAAAATCTGTAACGCAAGAGTTTTTTAGTTTTATAAAAAACCCAATCGTATCAATAAGTGATACTAACTTTATTGGAATAAGTAATGTGGTTGATAGCAATGGTAATAAATACTACGAAGTTCCTTATTTGGCGCAAGACATGATATATGTAAAAATACCAAATGTAGAATCAAACGACCCAACGTTATCACAATATAGAGAATCTGTACCATATTTATTAAAATTAATCCGCACACCTCGCAGATTTACAACAAAAGTAATGGATACTGGTGATATTGAATTACGTTTTGGTGGTGGTAGTGGGGATGTAAGTGATGAGATATTAATACCATCTACTAAAAATGTTGGTTTGGGTTTAAACAATTCAATTGATAAACTTGGTGAAACATTTGACCCAACACATTTTTTAAAAACATCAACATATGGTATAGCACCATCACAGACTACATTAACAATTAATTATTTATCTGGTGGTGGTATTTCGTCAAATGTACAAAGTGGTGATTTATCAACAATTAATTTAATTGAATTTGATGAAGATTTGATACAATATACACCAATATCATTACCACAATATAACCAATCAAAACAATCGGTAGCGGTTACTAATTTAGAACCAGCAGTAGGTGGAGCTGGTGGTGAAACTATTGAAGAAATTAGAGAAAACGCAATAGCAAACTATGGTTCTCAAAATAGAGCAGTAACTCGTAAAGATTACGAAATTAGAACACTTGCTATGGATGCTCAATTCGGTGGTGTTGCAAAAGTTTATGTAGCACAAGATACTGCATTGGATGATACAAAGGTACAATCGGTTTTAAGAGATGATACTGCTAGGCAACAATTTTTAAATTTAGTAAAATCATCAGTAGGTAAAAGTGATACGGAAATAGGTGACCAGATTGAAAGATATATTTTACAACAAAAATCTATAAACGCGGAGTTTAATAATCCATTTGCTATCAATATGTATCTTTTGGGATATGATGTTAATGGCAACCTCACCACACTAAATGATGCAGTTAGACAAAATCTAAAAACATATTTAGAAGAATATAGAATGTTGACAGATGCGGTTAATATGTTAGATGGATTTGTTATTAATATTGGTATAAACTATGAGATTACAGTATTTTCCAACTACAATAAACGAGAAGTTTTATTAAAAGCCAATCAAGCATTAATAAACTATTTTGATATTACAAAATGGCAAATGAACGAACCTATAAATTTAAGTGAGATTGAATTGGAAATAGCAAATATAGATGGTGTATCTTCCGTTCAAAATGTGGAAGTTGTAAATTTAAGAGGTAGTAATTATTCTACATACGCTTACAACATTAAAGAGGCAACTCGTAACAAAATGGTTTATCCATCTTTAGACCCTGCAATCTTTGAAATTAAATTTCCAAACACAGATATTAAAGGAAGAGCACTATAATGAACATATTTTACACAGCATCATCGGATGCAAGTATATACTTACAACAACCATACCAAAATACTGGTATTGATGAGATATTAGAAGTATCTAAACAATACTATGGTGATACAAAAGATATTGCTAGAACTTTAATAAAGTTTGATTTAACTGCCATATCTCGTAGTGTAGCTAGTGGTGAAATTCCATCCGGTTCTTTTACTGCATCGTTAGAATTAAAGTTAGCAGAAGCAAATGAAATACCCGCAACAATTACATTACAAGCATACCCAATCTCACAGAGTTGGGAAAATGGTACTGGTACTCGTTTTGATAAAATATCTACAAATGGTGTAACTTGGATTTATCGTAATGGTGATGATACAACATCTATATGGAATGATGATATAAATGGTATTACCGCATCTTTTACTGCTGGAACAACTGGTTCTTGGACTGGATATGGTGGTACTTGGCACACACAATCAGCTGATAGTAATACATACTCATATGAGTTAGGTGATGTAACTTTTGATATTACACAACAACTTCGTGTTTGGTTAAGTGGTAGTTATGCTAACAATGGCTTAATTATCAAATATAATTCAGAAGCAGAAGAAGATAGAGTTGATTATGGTTCTATAAAGTTTTTCTCAAAAGAAACAAATACCATCTACCAACCAAAATTAAAAATTAGTTGGCAAGAAACATCACCATCAACAGGTAGTTTAGCAGCTGTTGGTACTAGACAATATAGAGTTTATTCATCTAATTTAAAAAACCAATACAAGTTAGGACAAAAAGTACAAATAAAATTATTAGCGAGAGAGTTATATCCAATTAAACAATTTAACCCGATAACATCTGGAAATGTTTATCCAACATTTGAATATCAAACTGGATATAAATTACCAACAGAAAGTTATTATACTATAAAAGATACGATTACAAAAGAAACAATTGTACCATACGATGTAAATTCAAAAGTATTAGTAGGAACAGATAGTAATATCATTCGTCTAGACTTTACTAATTTTGCTTATGGTAGAGTATATAATCTAATGGTGAAAGTTGTTGAAGATTATAACGAAGAAGAATTTGAATTGGGTGATTTTGAAATAATCAAATAATGGCAATAGATAGAACAAATATAAATTATAGTGATAGCTTATCCGAAACACTATCAACTAAATTATATACCGATGACTTAAATAGTATTCAGGTTGAAAAATCTGTTGATACAAAGGTTACGGAATTAATTAAACCATTACCAACTCCAAATTTAGATTTAGTACCAAAGCCAATATATGATGCGGAGGTGGAATTAAATGCGGAATTAAATAGAGAAATTACAAATTTAAATACTGAAATAGCAGATTTAACAGAAAAATTAAATCAAAAAACTTCGGATAGTGGTTCATTGTACGTTTCAAACGATTTCCTTAAAATAACAAATGCAAATTTAGAAAACAATTTGGCAGCACAAAATAATATAGTTAGTGAATTGAGAACAGGATTATCAACTGCTATACAAAAATCAATTTCAGAAAATGCGGAACGAACGGGATTGGAAGCCGAAACATCTGGTCTAACCGCACAAAAAACTGCTTTATTAAAACAAATAGATACTTTAAATAATTTGGTAAAAGCGGCAGGTGCTTCATTGGAATCCGTTCAATCATCGTTAATTGATTCGCAACGGGCGTTAGCAGAAGCACAGACTTCAAATTCACAAGCGCAAGCTAGAGCAGCAGCTGAACAATCTATAAGAATACAATCGGAATTATCTAAAACAAAGAAAAAGAAAATTATTTGTAACGAACTATATAATCAAGGTTATTTACCACAGCACATTTGGAATGCGGATGAACGATATGGTAATATGATGTTTGATAAAGAACCAAAATTAGTATTAGGTTATATGATGTGGGCAAAGGATGTGGTTAAGTTTATGAAAGAAAAACCTAAATATACCAAATGGATTTATACGATAGTTAAACCTTGGACAGAACATATGGCATATGAGATGGGTGAATTACCTAATGATAATTTCATAGGAAAAATTATTCATAATGTTGGTAAGAAATATTGCTATTATGTATATAATCAAACAATGAGTAAAAGAAATTTAGCATACTAATAATGGCAATAAAAGATTTTAAAAATATCGAAAAAATAAATCAGGAGTTAGAGCAAACTGCTCAACTAATAAAACCTGCTGATTTAAATATATTTAAAACATCCGCTAAAAGTGTAGATGATTTTGGATTATCAAAAAATGATGCTATTGAGTTCCGTTTATATGATATTTCAAATAATCTATTAGAACAAACTAATGGTGTTAAAGTTAGATATATCCACAAAGATGAACTATTCAAATATTTAAAACAGTCATTAGATACAACAACTGGTGAAAAAATATTTGAAATTGATGTTGAGAAATTGGTATTTGACGCAGGATATGGAAATGGTGAGTTTAGAGTAAGTTTTGCATTTGTTAAAAACTATGTAGGAAACGAAAATAAAAAGAAAAGAGTTTGGATACATGAAGTATCACCATCACGAACTGAAATTAGAGTATTACCATTGTTAGGCTCCGATAGCAGTATTAATGTGGATTTGGAAGATAGATATTATTCTTTTATGGATAACGTAGTTGAGCTTCGTCAATCTTATAAAGAAATACAAGCATTTTTAGATAAAATAGAATTAAACATATCAACACTTATAGATGATTATTTTATATCATCTTTTGGACCAAAATATATTGAAGTAATAAACAAAGACTTTATTTTCGGTGGACCAGATGGTTATACGAATTTCAAAAATAAAGTTTATGTAAATTTCCGTGAATCGGTTATAAATGAAATCAATGGAAAACAATTTAGATTGGGTTCGGTTGATTATGGGCAACAAATAAGTGCTACAATTGATTTAGATGATTTTGTATCAACTGCAGAATTTAGACTAATTATAGAAAATAGATTACACGATTCGGTTGAATATAATATTGAAAGACTTCCTAAAAAAATATATAGTTTGTTATTTAAAGAAGTAATTGGTGAATATAGACCATCGAAAGAATTACAATCTTTATTAAATACTGGATATAATTCAGTTACTAAATTACAATCTATACAAGATTCCACCGGCGTAAATCCTAACCAAACAAATAGAACAACAACTAAATTAGCGGATAGAGTTATATACGAAGAAGAGAAAAAGAAAGAGTTACCACAAGATAAAGAGCCACGTAGAGAACCATATGTTCCACCAACTATATACCGAGAACCTGCGGGAACTGTTTTGGTTTCAGATGTAATACCTGGTAGAAAACCACCAGAGGCAATAAATCCAGGATTTGAAACAAGTGATTATGGATTCACACCAGGCGCACCAATCGGCCCTCCAGTAATTCCATTAGAACCAGTAATACCACAAGGTACATCCACTTCTATATCACCATCTCAATTCTACTATACGTTAGATAATGAAACGGATAGTGACCAGACCGTAACATATAATGTTGGTCCTAACGCAACACTATTGACTATGGTAGTTCCAGCCAGAGGAAATAGAATTGTTTGTGCAAATGTTGGAACTGTTAATGGTAATGTTACAAAGAATGCAAGAGCTGGTTGTGGTGGTGGAGAAGTAATAACCACACCTACAAGAGCAGCAGCTCCAACAACCACTACTTCGTCTGGCGGAGGAGGTGGAGGCGCAGGCGATGGTGGTAGAAGTAATGATTTATTTATTGATTCATCAATCACCTCATAGGATAGAAACCCAAAATCCTAAAAAGTGATAATTATAGTAAAGAAATAATACAAAATGGCTTTAACACCAGAGCAAAAGGCGGAAGCGGATAAATTGGGAATACCCTACGATACATACGAAGCCAGCATCGCACAGATGATAGCTGATTTGGCAAAAATCGTAGAAGGATTTAATGCTCCTGGTGGTATAAACACCGCCGAAGGCCAAGCCGCATTGACGGCAGGTATAGCTGCTAATATTGGTAATATAAATCCACTCACAATGTTGGGTAGTGATACTATTGGGCCAATACAAAGTGGTATTACTTTAACAAGAGCTGATGGTTCTAGGGAGGTTATATCATCAACCAATCCTACGCAAGATTTATCATCGCAAACCGCTATTGATAAATTAATGAAAGATGTTGTTAATATAAATTATTTAGATAACAACGCTGGTAAAAATGTAGATGTACCAATCACCCGTCCAGTTAAAACAATCAATGTAAAGGTAGTAAATAATTCAGTATCAAAAGGAACTACAACTTACACTATAAATGGTCAAATCGTAGAAGAGGGTAGTACTACTCAATTTAATTTAGATAAATTAAATGATAGTACAATAATTTTTCCAAATTATGATACAAATAAATACACCATTTTAAATAGATTTATAATTGGTAAAAGCGGTGATGGTTTGGTTTTAAATGAAGTAGAGGGTAGTACGCCAAAAGAACCAATATTTTTTCCAAAAACACCAGCAACTCTTGAATTAAATTATAAATATCAGGTAATTCAAAATCCCCCATCTACTAAAACCAAATCAAAAACTATTGCTGGTGGAACAACCTATACAGTAAAGCAAGAATTTGGATTTGTAACAAATTATAGACAATCTCCGTTTAACATTAGAGTTGATAGTGCAGATTTATCATCACCATTATTATTAAAAACAGATGATGGTGCTACTATTACAACCGACAATAGAGAATTACGGGATGTTTCATTTTCAGTATCAAATACTGGTAACTATGATTTAGTTGGATTAAAATGGGCTTATGCCGGGGATGATAATTTTACAACAGATGGATTTAGAGATGGTAGATTGATTATACCATCAAACAAATTAATCCGTAACATAAATGTTATGGTTGATTTGAAACCAAGCGAAAACAAAATCGCTGGTGTTCAAGTCGATTCATTACAGCCTAATTTTAAAATTTCAGGTACAACTTTACGTTCAAAATATAAAACACAAACGATACAAGTACCAATTGCAATAAGAAATGCAGAAGGTGTTATTGTTAAAACTCCGTTTGCTCAAAGAGTAATTGGTGCTACTGCTGGTAGTATATACGAAAATAAGGTAATTACATTAGATTTAAAAGCTGATTTTAATAATAACATTGGTTCATTTAAAGTTGCTTTTATATCAACTAATAGTGTGTTTGGAGATGCACCAAATCCTGGCTACACTACCATAAATTTAAGTGAAGGATATGATGTACCATTAATTAACGATTTAGATTTTCCAGATTCAATAACAATTCCAACATATACGTTGGGAGATTACCCATTTAGTACAACATATCGTTCAGATACCGCAGATTATGTAATTGTATATCACACCAGTGAGGAAGATAAAAATATAATTGGCAAGTATGGTAAAGCAGATACATTAAACTTTAATTTTAATGATTTAAAAAGCAAAGGCGCTTTAAATTCATCATCAAAAATTGATTTGATATTTGTTCCATACGATGAAAGTAATGTGAATGGTCAATCCATAATGGAAGCTATTCGTGGTGATGAAACTAAAATTACAATATCAGTAACGGAGCCTCCTCTTTATATTTCAACCGATAAATTAAAACAAGATTTTTATAATTCAATAATTAGTAATATTGATTTTAATTTAGAAGATACTCCAAAGTATTTAAATCATCTTGCTGAATTTGATAAAGAAGATAAACAAATTGTAATATCAAACTGGGATGAAGATAATTCAACATTTACTAATTTTAGAATTGATGAATTAGGAAATCAAATACCTGTTGATATACAACGAAGTATTGTTTTAAAATTATACGAACCATTACCGACAACTATTACTAAAAATGATAGTTTGTGGATTAGTAAAATAATGGCCTTGCCAATTGTAAGAACAATTACAATAACAAGTGAAAGTGAGCAAAATTTAAAATATTTAAGAGGTCCTAATTTTGATATAGATGTAGATTTTGTTAAAGAACAATCAACATCGTTTGAATCGTTAGACCAACTTATTCTTTCCGGTTCTACATCATCACAACAAATTGTTGATAAATACTTATACGATAATTTATTTGAGGTAGATAAGGTCAATATAGATTATAGTGATTTTAATAATTTTGTAAAATATAGTTCGGCGGTTGAAAGATTAGCCAACTTTAAATACAAAAAAGAATTATTAGAATACTATGATGATAGGATTTTTCATTTACAAACATTTACCGGCTCTGTTAGTATTATAAATGAAATAACATCATATGAAACAAAAAAAGTAAATTTATTAAATGCATTTGATGGTTGGGAAAACTATGTGGTATCATCATCTGTTTCAAATTTTCCAAAGGTCGGTTTATTTGCTGGTAAATTTACAACTGGTTCATTTGATGCAAATGGAAACTACATTGTTCAGTATGCACCAACTGGTTCTGGTACAACAACTAATTGGTTTAACTCTACGTTATCTATTGCTGATAATTATGATAAAAACAATAGAAACTTATTAAAAAACAATATACCATTACATCTTATAGATAGTGGTGATAATGATAGTTATTTGTTGTTTTTAGATATGATTGGTCATCACTTTGATATTATTTGGTCTTACATAAAAGGTATGGCCGAAACAAAGAACATAACGGAAACAAATGATTATGGTATTCATGATGATTTCTTATATGATTATCTAAAATCATTTGGTTGGGATGCAAAAAATCTAAACTCAAATCAACAACTATGGAAATATGCATTTGGAAAAGATGCAGATGGGAATGTAGTTGAAGAAAATACACCAGAGCAAAGAACCAAATCAATTTGGAGAAGAATTGCTAATAACTTACCTTATTTATTAAAACACAAAGGTACAAAGCGTGGTATTCAAGCTCTATTAAATTGCTATGGAATTGCTAACTCTAACTTATCTATTATAGAGTTTGGTGGACCGGATACCGATGATGCATTAGAGTCTACAAAATATATATACGATACACAAACTGCAAATTTAAATTTCATAAGCGGTTCGTATTTAACTACAAATTGGAGTGGTTCAAACGCAATTGAGTTAAGAATCAAACCCGCGTATTCTGGTAGTGGAATGACTTTAGTTTCGGGTAGTTCATTTAAACTATCATTAGTACCGGGTAATCATTCCTCACAAACATCTGGTAGTTTAGAATTAACATTTACATCAGGTTCCCCTGCTTTAACAGTAACCTATGTAACAAATCAATATCAATTCTACGATGGAAACTACCATAGTATATTATTAAATAGAGAAGCAATTGGTACTGATTCTACATTCACACTTTACTATAAAAATGGTGAAAAGGATAGGATAATAAAATCCGGAAGTTATTCGTTTGGAATAGGTAGTGCTCCTTGGAATACTGGTTCAACTATACAATTGGGTGGTAATTATGTAGGTGAAATGGATGAGTTCCGTATGTGGAATACTGCATTGAGTGAAAGTGCATTTGACTTACACGTTTTGCATCCGGAAGCTATAAATGGTAATCATATATCAGCATCTACAACCGATTTACAAGTTCGTTTAGATTTTGAGTGGCCAAAGAATTTGGCATTGACGGCATCTGTTAAAAACGTAGCACCAAAAAATACATATCAAACATATGTAAGTGCAAGTGGGTTTAATAATATAGCAGCATATCCATACCAATATGAAATTATAGATAGAACTGTTAGTTTGGAAATACCAAATTCAGGAGCATCTCGATATAGTTCTAACAAAGTAAGATTTGAGGACCAAACTCTAATAAGTGATTTATCATACAAATCGCGTTCAACTAAAAAAGCATACGAAACATCAAAGCGTGATAGCAATAGATTAGGATTATTTTTCTCTCCAAATAAAGATTTAGATTTGGATATTGCTAAATCATTTGGTGGAGTTAGTATAGATGATTATATTGGGGCATACGATGACCAGTATCAGGACACTTACAAAGATTTAGCCGATTTAAGAAACTACTATTTTGAAAGAATAGGTGAAAGAGATATTTATCAATTTATCAATTTAGTTCGTCTTTATGACAAATCGTTATTTCTAAACCTTAAAGAGATGATACCTGCAAGGGTTAAAGCTACAACTGGTTTATTAATAGCACCACACTTATTAGAAAGAAGTAAGCATAGAATACGGCCGGTAACTACCGAATATACATCATCAAACGCAGATACTACTATTGTAATTACAGATACTACACTAATTAGTGGTGATGTGAATATATACGATGCTAATTTAATGTTGACTGCATCTACATTATTGGTTGGTGAGTTTGGTAATTACGAAGCATCTTTAAGTTTAGCAACATCAAATGTATTAGAAGCTGAAAATGATAGTTATGAAACTACAATTAACACATTAGATATAGATAATTTAGTTTTGGTTGATAATTACTACGAAACCAATCAAACCGCATCTATTGATACTAGAATAATATCAGGAAGTTTAACGGCTGAATTTGAATTATTAGGCAGTACAATTGTAAATGTAGGTGAATTATATAGTGATGTTGGATATAATACTTATTTTGACAATGGTTGGGCTAGGTTAAATTATGAAGATTATGATGGTACATATAAATCCAGAAAAGTAAGAGGATTTGTAGTTACTCGTAGAAGTGATTTGATAATACCTATGAATGTTGGTGGAATTTCTGGCTCAATTTATGAAGATATATTAACAGATGTCTTTACACAAGAATTAATATTACAAGAGGGATACCAAACTGCTTCATTAGCTAGTGATGTAAATATAGTTTCTATCACAACTGCGAGTGGATATTTAAAATCTCACTATATATATAATAAAGATAGAAGCATAGGTTTGGAAAACACATTCTTCAAAGGTGCTAAACAAACAACTGCAACTACTATTGATGGTAGAGCAGCGGTTGAAGAGTTCGTATCTAATCCTACTATCCTACGTGTTAATGAGAATGGAAGACCTAACAACGAACCGATATTGGTTGTTGATTAATAAAGTTAAAAAAAAAGTAAAAAATTATATATTATATATTTATTAATGATATAAAATACAAATATGGGATATTTAGATAATACTACAATTACTGTTGATGCTATTCTTACAAAAAAAGGAAGAGAGAAGTTAGCATCCGGACAATCATTAAACATTACACAATTTGCTTTGGGTGATGATGAAATTGATTACGCTTTATACGATGCAGCACACCCAAAGGGTTCTGCTTACTATGATGCATCAATAAAAGCTACTCCTATTTTAGAAGCATCACCAGATGAAACTCAAGTATTGAAGTATAAATTGGTTACATTACCAAAGAATACTACAAAAATTCCACAAGTTTCATTGAATGTTACTATAATAGCGGCTAAAACAACATCGGGTCAATTCCCAATAACACCAACAACTTCTCCATCTGGAAATAAGAATGCTGGTTATACTGCAATATTGGCTAACAAAAACGCAGGTTCTCTTATTGGTGAAGGTTTGACAAGTGCA